AAGGGGGGTTCGGCTGCGCCTATCTTACCATAGAACCGAAGCCCGGTACAAGCGTACCCGCCGGGGTATGGGCGGTAGAGCCGGAGGACGAGCTGGCGCTTGACCGCTACGAGGGCTATCCCGATTTTTATTACAAGAAGAATATGACTGTGACCGTAAAGGACTTCGATACGGGCGCGGAACGAACGGTGAATGCGTTCGTGTATATAATGCACGAGGAGCACAAGTGCAGCGTTCCGGCACGGTCGTACCTTGAAACCTGCATTGAAGGGTACCGAGACTTCGGCTTTGACGCAGCCGCGCTCGAAGAGGTGAAATACGAATGCTTAAGGAGGGGATTGCGATGAAAACAGAAATATCAAAGACGAGGGTATGCCCGCTTTGTGGAAAGGCATACACGGAGCACCCTGCATTATCGCGGACGGATAACGAAACCCTGATCTGCCCGGACTGCGGCACGAGGCAGGCACTTGAAAGCATCGGTGTTGCGGATGCCGAGCAGGACAAGATCCTGCACACGATACACCGTTTCAGCGCAGATCTGCAGCCGGAATAATACGCTGTATATTACACAATATATTCGACAGATCATTGTGTACTAATGGTATTGATAAATACTCCGTTCAGAGGTAATATGTAAACACCCAGGAAGCCAGGGCGAGCAGCAAGCGAAGCTTGCGACCAGCCGAAAGGGAAAATAAAGAAAAACGGAGGAACAAATTATGGACAGATTTTTCACACAAACAACATGCGACCGCTGCGGAGGATCGCTTAAGGGCGGACGGATAATGAGCCGATTCAACACCGACTGCATTTGCATGGAGTGTTTGAGTAAGGAGATGGACGACCCTGAATACAAAGCAGCGGTCGAGGCGGAGATTGCCGAGATAAAAAGAGGCAATTACAACTTCAGAGGCATACGAGGCTGAAAAGCCTCCTGCCGCCGCGGGGCCGCCGATGCGGCCTTGCGGCTGTAGCACGTCAACGGCCGGCATAACAAGCTGTAAATTACACAATATACTTGACTGATCATTGTGTACTAATGGTATTGATAAATACTCCGTTCAGAGGTAATATGTGTATACCGAAAGGGAAAATAAAGAAAAACGGAGGAACTCAAAATGAACAAGTACACAAGATTTTTTGAAACAATGGAAGCCCGGAGCAGAGCCGGCGAAGAATTCCCGACCGGCATGGGATATGCGCACAGAGCTTGGTGGAAAAGCAAGCAGCATGGCAGTGACATATTTGAATGCGAAACCATGCCCTTTGAAAGGGATATGCATGATTTTGTTAACACGCTCGGAGCGGCGGGAGTTACACGATTCGCGGTAACCGAGAAATCGACGGCTTTGCTGGACGATATGCATTGCCTTGCAAGCCTCGGCTGCAGCCTTGAAGGACTCGGCAAGGTAATACGCACAGAAGAGCGTTACGGCGAGACAGAGACCTACACGCTTCCGGCGGTTATCTTCACGCTGAGCTGAAAGCTCCAACCCCCAAACGACCGCTTCGGCGGTCTTAGGGTGGTAGAAGGAAGGAGCTGAAGACAAAATGAAAAGATATTATATCGCTTACGGCAGCAACATAAACTTGTGGCGTATGCGGAGCCGATGCCCAAAGGCTGAAGTGCTCGGCACGGCTACGCTGAAGGGCTGGGAGCTGCTGTTTAAGAAAAGCAAGACAGGCGCGTACCTCACCATCGAAGAGAATCCCGACTGTACCGTTCCGGCAGTGATCTGGTCGGTGAGCGCGGACGACGAGGCTGTGCTTGACCGCTGCGAGGGGTTTCCGATGTACTACTACAAGCGCAAGCTCAAGGTGCAGTACAAGGGCATAGCAACCGGAAAGCTGAGAACGGTCAAGGGCTTTGCATATATAATGCCGGAGGAGCGGGAATACGGAATACCCTCGGAACGGTACATGGATATATGCATTACCGGGTATCGCACATTTGAGTTCGACCGCCGTTCGCTGTACGAGGCACGGCGCGAGAGTGTCCGCCGTATATGGCGCAGTATGTAGCCGAGGGTAATAGGCTGTAACATACACAATATTTCCGCAGAATGATTGTGTACTAATGATATTGATATATCCTCCGTTTAGAGGTAATATGAACTCACAATAAAGAAAACGGAGGGCATGAAAATGTGCGATTTAACAAAAATATCAAAAACGACGGACAGGATTTACAATCAGCTTGTGAAAGTTCTTGCAGGCACCGATGATGAATACCGTTATATGCTTGGAGTGAACGGCATTGATGAGGTGTGCTTTACAGACTTTCGGACAGGCAACGAGGTCAAAGGCAACCGCGCAGCACAGAAAGAAATGAAAGCGATAATCGCAAAATGGTCATAAGCCGGAGAAATGAGCCGAAAGGCTCTGTTTCTCGTTTATACCAATTCGATATAATAACTGTAAATTACACAATATATCTTTCGGAGGATTGTGTACTAATGATATTGATATATCCTCCGTTTAGAGGTAATATGGACTCACAATAAACGAAACGGAGGAAACTAAAATGGCAATCCACAAAAACTACCCGCAGGTGACAACAATGGAAAACCTGCAGATGGAGGAAAACTCGAGCCTTGATGCCATCGTAAAATACGGCGAGAATGTTATAGCGGCAAACTATACATACAAAGGCTTTACGGCAGCGGTTTATGAGTTCATCGAAACGACTGAAGAAACCGGACTTGGTTTTATTGAATGCAGGCTTTCACGCATAGCTCAAGCCGACAAATATTTTGATGACAGCGGCTCGGCTATGCTTTGGGGGTTCGAGCAGCTCGGAAAATAAGGGACAGATCAACGGGAACTGAGCCGGAAGGCTCTGTTTCTCGTATGACTTAATAAAGGACGCATAAAGCCGCCGTAGCGCCGCCTGTTCCCGGCACAAACCCTCCGTTTCAATTACGGGAACTACGGCACACGGCGGCACACAGCCCCGCAGAAGCGGCGCAGACAGCTTGTGCCGGAAGCGGTAGGCTTAATTTATTAAGCTGATAAACAGCTGTAATCTACACAATAAAAAGAGTGTATATTTGTGTAGTAATGGTATTGATATATACTCCGTTCAGAGGTAATATGAACTCACAATAAACGAAACGGAGGACACGAAAATGTCAAAGAAAGAATTAGAACAGGAACTCACAAGGATAGCAAACGAGAATTTTGTAACGCTTGAAAAACGCAAGGACTTAGAGCGTCACTACAGCGACGAACTGGATTTCCACGATGTTGCTGTATGGGAGATCAAGCAGGCACTTCTTGCAGCATACGAGCTCGGCAGAAAGAGCAGATAAGGGGGTAACGGACAATGAAAATACACGATTTTGTCTCCGCCATGAACGGCGGGGACGATCACGAATTCCGTATTTACACCGATGCCGAACAGCCTGTTTTTGAAGGCTTCGGCAGCGAGATCCCTGAAGATCGTAAGGATGCGGAAATCGACTGTTTTGAAATAGGCACAGATGCCATTGAGATAGTTATAAAATAAATTTGAGAAGCCGCCGGAGCGCGGCTTTTTTGGTGGTTGTTATCCGCCTAATATGTACAATATATCCTTCGGATAATTGTGTAGTAATGGTATTGATATGTTCCGGCGTTTATTGTAATATGGACACACAATAAACGAAACGGAGGACATGGAAATGACCAGGCAGAAAAAAGAGGTATTAAAAAAGATATGGGAAATACAGGATTGGATCGCGGCTGACGAGAAGCTTGGCTGCGGGTTTGCACCGCCGGGAGCGTATGATCATTTATATGATGAGATGTATGAACTGGAGGAGCAGCTTGCGAAGCTGATGCATTATGACAGCGTTGAAGCAATGTATCACGATGAGCGCGGTGCCGGCGGATACACAGGCAGCGGTGATCCGGATGAGCAGCTCCCGTTTTGATGAATTGATCGTGAAAACTCAAGCCGCCATCGGGCGGCTTTACAACTGCTTTTATACTGCAGTAATATACACAATATATAAAGTGTACATTTGTGTAGTAATGGTATTGATATATCCTCCGTTTAGAGGTAATATGTGACCAACGAAAGGGCAGGAAAGCCAAAGAAAACGGAGGAACAACAAAATGGCAAAGGAACTCACAAAGGAATTGATTGGAACGAAGGTTATAGCCCGGCACGATTATTGCGTAGGTATCGTGATAACATCGCAGTGTTGGCAGGGTGAGATCATAAAGGTAAATAAAAAGAGCTTCATCGTAAGGCTGAACCACTACAGAAAGACCTTCGGCAAAAGGGTGGAGATAGACAGAGCGGTATGCAGCGAGATAAAATACACTTTTGTCAAAACGCTTAGTAACGGCAAGGACTGGTACAGAAGCGAAGGCAGCCTTTACGGTTCGATAGATTTATAAGCCGGCACACGAGCCGCCTTCGGGCGGCTTTTTCGTTGCCGGAATACAGCTGTAATGTACACAATAAAAAGAGTGTACATTTGTGTAGTAATGGTATTGATATATACTCCGTAAAGAGGTAATATGGACACACCCAGGAAGCCAGGGCGAGCAGCAAGCGGAGCTTGCGACCAGCCGAAAGGGAAAATAAATAAAAAACGGAGGACACAAAAATGGAGATCAAAAACATTAACGAGAAACATGGATTAGAGCAGCTTTACAATCAAGATGCGCTCACAATCGAGGGTTTGGCACCTGAAAGCATACCGGATTTTGTTGATTGGTTCACAGTAAACGGCGGCGAGTATACGGGCGTGTATCAATTCAACGGCAGGCTGATGAATGCCGTGTACGGACTTACAGGCACAAACGCATATCCTGACGACCTGAATTTTGCCGCAATTACATACAGTAAAATAACCACCAAGATTATTCTTGGAAGATTTGAATTTGGCGGACGGTGGTTCAGCGATATCGTAGACAACAATGCCCGACGCGAGAATGGAGCGAATTAAAAGGACACAGCCGCAAGAGCCGCCTTCGGGCGGCTTTTCCGGTGCCGGAATACGGCCGTAATGTACACAATAAAAAGAGTGTATATTTGTGTAGTAATGGTATTGATAAATACTCCGTTTAGAGGTAATATGGACACACAATAAAGAAAACGGAGGGACAGAAAATGTCAAAGGCAATAACAAAAGACGCAATAAGAAGGCTTCAGAAGGACGGCGAGTTCCACTTTAACGGGCTGAGCAGAGCAGAAAGCAAGACAGCGGCAACCGAGCTTGCAAAGGCGGCAATGAATGATGACCGTAGTAACGGAATAGAAAGCTGCTTCGGCATAGGGCGCGACGCCTTCGGATATTACTTCGCAGCACAGATAAACGGATAAGGAGGCGGGTGGATATGAATGATAGAATACAGCTTGAAACGGTCAATGAAAACTACTATGATATAACCGCCGGACGGGACCGTGTGAAGGAATACCTGAAAACAGTCGGGTATTCAAAAACATTTAAGACCGATAACGGATCAATAACTGACGAGGATATTGAGCGGCTGAGCGTATATGTAGACGGCGAGATATTTCTCGACTTTAACGAATACCGTGATCTGATCCTTATACGGGACGACGAGGGCAGAGCATATACACAGACCGAGCTTGAGGAGATATTGGAGCATGAGCTTCAGGACTTGGGCATATAAATGTATGCGAGGGGAGCCGCCGAAGGGCGGCTTTCACTCTGCCGTAATATGACCAATAACAAAGATGTATATTTGTCTACTAATGATATTGATATAATTCAGGCTTTATTGTAATATGGACACACAATAAAGAAACGGAGAATTTGAAATGAAACTGAATTTAAAAGCGTTATATGAGGTGTTCGGCAAAGAATTAACACATACCGAAATAACGGCATTTGCCGATGGGGAATATGCACTCACCAACGAGTACGGAGAAGTCGGATATATAAACCCGGCAGAAAACACCGATAACGAGGATTTGGATTATAGGGAAGAGAACGGCAATTTCATATACACCAACGGTGATACGGAATTTACCTTAACAAAGAGGGAAAACGATATTGCTGCAAAAGACAAACTAAAATAACGCGACACAAGCCTCAAAAAGCCGCCGCACGGCGGCTTTTTAGATACGCGAGTAATTGAAGGGTGGTGATACAAAGTGGCACAGAGGGGCAGAAAGCCCAAGCCTACGGCATTAAAAGAGCTTGAGGGCAATCCCGGCAAGCGGCAGCTCAATATAAACGAGCCAAAGCCTTTAGCAAAGGCTCCGAGCTGTCCCAAGTGGTTGGATCCCGAAGCAAAGAAGGAGTGGAAACGGCTCTCAAAAAAGATGGAACAGATCGGGATACTGACCGAGATAGACATGGCAGCGTTCGCCGGGTACTGTCAGGCATACGCGCGATGGAAGGCGGCGGAGGAATTCATATCAAAGCACGGCTCAATAGTAAAAACACCGAGCGGGTACTGGCAGCAGGTGCCGCAGGTATCCATCGCGCAGCAGTACATGAAGGCTATGCAGAAGTTTGCGGAGCAGTTCGGACTGACGCCGGCGGCGCGGTCGAGGATAGTGGCGGAGAACACCAAGACCGAATATATAGATGATATGGATAAGCTGCTCGGAGGGATGTAATGACAGACAAGCGACCTGCAGAATACCCCAAGCTTGAAAATTATACACCGTCACCGTTCATGCTGCCAACATCGCATTATGACGCTGATAAGGCGGATAGAGCGGTGATGTTCATAGAAAACCTGCGTCATACCAAAGGCAAATGGGCAGGCAAACGGTTCTGGCTCCTGCCGTGGCAGGAGCAGATAATACGGGACATATTCGGTATCATAAAGGAGGACGGAACACGGCAGTTTCATACAGCCTATGTCGAAATAGGCAAGAAAAACGGAAAGTCGGAGCTTGCAGCGGCGGTCGCGCTGTATATGCTGTATGCCGACGGCGAGCCTTCGGCGGAGGTCTACGGCGCGGCTGCGGACAGGCAGCAGGCGTCTATCGTCTTTGATGTTGCAAACCAGATGGTACAGATGTCACCGGCACTCCTGAAACGGTCAAAAATAATGGCCGCGACAAAGCGTGTCGTTAACTATTCCAATGCCGGATTTTATCAGGTGTTGTCAGCAGAGGTCGGTACAAAGCACGGCTTGAATGTATCGGGACTTGTGTTTGACGAGCTTCACGCTCAGCCAAACCGCAAGCTGTATGATGTTCTTACCAAAGGCTCCGGTGACGCAAGAGAGCAGCCGCTATTTTTCATCATAACAACAGCCGGAACAGACAGGAATTCCATCTGCTATGAGATGCACACAAAGTCGATGGATATCCTGTCGGAAAGGAAAATCGATTCGACATTCTATCCTGTGGTATACGGGCTTGAATTGGAGGATGACTGGCATAACGAGGAGAACTGGTATAAGGCAAATCCTTCTCTCGGATACACAATAAAGATCGACCGCGTAAGAGAAGCGTACCAGGCGGCTCTGCAGAACCCTGCAGAGGAGAATGTATTCCGGCAGCTAAGACTGAACACATGGGTGAACAGCTCAGTCGCATGGATACCGGAGCATATATACGACAAAGGAAATACAGCGATAGATGAGAGAAAACTGCTCGGTCGGGAATGCTACGGCGGACTTGACCTTTCA